AAGTGAAGTTAATGAAATTTCGGACTCATTAATATGATTTATAGTCTGATTTACTTTTTCATGTAAATCTTCATCATTCGATTCATTAATTTTTTCAGTTAATTTTTCTAATACAATACTTTTAGAATTTACAATCTCTTCAGCTAATTCAGTCTTAGAGAGTGATAAAAGAGTTTTTAATTCTTTTTTATCTTCCTCACTGATATCACTATATTCCTTATTAAATGTGTTTGTTGCTATTTTTAACATAGAACTTAAAGGAATGTTAACTGATTCGTTAATTTTCACATCCTCTTTATTTTCACCTAATAACTTTTTTATATTATTTTTACACTCTAAAACTTCTTCTAAGTTTCTAACTGAGTTATTATAAACTACAGTATCAATATCGGTATAGTTGTTATCTGAATTATTTTTTAATCCTTCAGAAACCCACATATTGATTTCTTTAATTTTTTTATCCTCAGTAGTTAATATATTTTTTATTGTTTCAATACATTCATTTACGTAGTCATCAACAATTTCTTTGGATAAACCTTTTTTCTTGGAAAGTTCATCATAAAGAAAATATGCTTCAGCAAGTTTCTCGTTCTCAATTACATGATTTTTAAATGACTTCATATTGGTTTTAAACGAATTTTTACCATATGACTTAGTCATTAAAGATTCTATATTTGATTTTATTTGTCCGAATTTATTCATAACGTTTTTATTATAAATATTAGTCATCTAGTAATGTTCTTAGTTCATCTTCAATTTTACCTAAAGAAGCTCTTCCTTTTGATAGGTCAATTTCAGATATACCGTTAATCATATCATTTTCTAATATCATATTTAAATCTTTTTCTGTAGTACTTTCAGGTGTAACCTCAGCTGCCGCTTCACCACCCGTATCTGTACCACTATCACCTAAATCACTACCTAAATCACCACCTAAATCACCACCTAAATCACCTCCAAAATCACTTCCACCACCACCAAATCCGGTGTCAGAAGGTTCTGTAACCTCACCTTCAGGTGCGCCACCTTCTCCAGGTTTATCACCATATAATTTATCGATGTTTGCAAATATTCCTGTTTTAGTAATTGTTTCAGGTGTTTTTTCAAGTTCCGCTCCAACAGCCTTTTCGATTCTTTGTTGTTGTAAATCTAATTTAATTTCTTCATCTGAGAAACCAAGAATATGTTTTTTAGCCCAAGAAGATGAAACAGGTTGTATACCATTACCTGGGTCAGAAACCGCATCACGGTAAAGAGCAACTTTTTGTTGCCATTGTTCAACTTTAAGTAAGTCCGCTTGTGTTGATGGGTTAGTAAGACCTAATGTAAAATTATTTAATTCGTCTTCAAAACCTAATAGATACAAATGTATTATAGCAATTTTATTTAACTCTTGAATCATAGATTTTTGAATTCTATTGATTGTACGAGCGAATCTTATATCTTGTAACGCTAAGTTTTTACCATCACCAACAACCTCTTCAAACCCTAAAAATGCTTTAGGTACTCTAAGTGCAGTTAATAATTTCTTTTGTATATATTCAATATCAGCAATTTCTGATAAGTTTTGTGCTCCTGGTAATGTGTCGATAGGGTTAGGTGCGTTAGCGTCTCTAACGGGTATGAAGTAATCTTGGTCAACCGCCATTTGATTATATCTTAAATCGACATTACCGTTATTAGAGTCCACAATTTGGTCTCTTTTAAATTTGTTAGCAACTCTCTGTACGTAAGGTTCGACATCTTTGTCATCCATGTTACCTACAAAAACTTTGAATACTCGTCTTTCAGGTGCTCTTGATGTTCTATAAACTAACATAGCATCTTCAGATAAAATAAGTTGTTTCCATATTCTTCTTGCCTTTTCTAACATAGAAGTACCATAAGGTAATTTACGGTCATCACCTAATAATCTAAAGTGAGCCACTTCCCACGTATTTAATACCATATCTTTATTTTGCCATAAGAATTTTAAAGCATCGTTATCGGTATCTGTACTATTTTTTTCAGGTTTAATTTTCATTCCTCGTTCTTGACGAGTAATTTCAATATTAGGTAGTTGTTGTACCCCCATAACCCCTTTCTCAGGGTCTAATTTTAGATAAACGAAGTTATCCCCATACTTACAAGTATTTCTTGTCCACATAGGTAGATTAGTACTAATATCGAGTCTATTGTTAAATAAATCCCCAAGTACTGATTTAATTCGTTTACTTTCTGAGTAAATTTGTAATATATATCCATCTTCATTCGCAGTTGTTGATTCTTCCCCATATATATCTAACGCCGCAGATATTTCGGGCGTATATTCCATACTTTCATAATCATAAAATGAAGCTAGTCTAGTCGGTTCATAATATACCGCTTGAGTATATAAGTTGTTCTCTACCTTCTGCCATTGTTGACCAAGATAGAGTGTTTGTTGGGCTTGAAGTTTTTCTCTCTCATACTCCTTTTTATCGGGAGTCTTTAAAAGTTCTTTCTTATCAAACTTAAATACGGGAGCTTGTTGGTCTAACGTTGAGTCAGGACCAAATACCTTAGTAAGTCGTTGCCATATAGTATAATTTTCTGCCATACTTCTTTTTTAGATAAATAGTAACATTATTTGAATTAAACTAAACATTTAAAATTTTCCAAATAACCAAGAATTATCTTGATAGTCTTGCCTAGTCGCTTGTCCTCTGTGTCTATTGTGGTTTATTCCCCCTGGTAATGCAGATAAACTTGGATGAAAATCGTTAGAGGTATTTTTGACGGGAGTTTCATTAACTAACCAACTTTCCATCATGGCTTTAGTTTGTTCTGTCACCTTTTCTAATTGAGTAAATGAATTTTCCCCAACATAAATCGCCATAGCTATAGCCATAATTAAATCATCATGTTGTCCTTTTTGGTGGTCGGGTCTACCGTTAATGTAAACAAAAGTGTTTAATTCATTTAATAACCTTGTTGACCTTATTTCAAAATTATGTCTTAAGGCCTCTTCAAATGATGCCACAATCTGTACTCTTTTATTATTGAAATTTAATCCAGGAATCTTATCTAAAGTTTTAGGGTTATATTTCCATTTATCAGCGGCATTAACACCTTCAACATATAAGTTTTTATATCCTAATTCTTGTAACTTTCTTGATGTAGATACACCCATACCACCCGTAATATCAATTACAATAAATGCTGAATACATTGTCGCCCATTTAAATGCTATTTCTGCGACGACATCTGGTGGTACCTTACCTAAATACTCAAGAACTTGTTCTCTTGTTTCAAAATCTATTATAGTAAATGTTGTATAATCCTCACTATCACCACGAGAAACATCAATACCCATAATATATTTATGTCCTTGTATTGGCTCTTTCCATTGCCATAAAGAACCACCTATAAACTTATTTATTGGTTCTTGTATATAGTTTTGTTTAATAATTTCAATCGTACTATTTGGGATGACGTTATCCCCTGAACCCAAGAAGTTACACTCCAATTCCTGTGAGATTTTTCTTCTATCGAATTTAAGTTTTTTAGCCATACCTTCGAACCATGAAGAATAAACTTTGTATCCATTTGCTAATTTTTCTTTAATTTCTACATAATCCCTTTCACGAGGTTTTATGTCGGTATAGTTTATTATAATTTTACTATCATCATAATCTTCTCTATTTAACATGTAATGGATAATATCATTACATTTTATAAGTTGTAGGTCTCTAGCGTAACGAGGGTCACGATACCAATACATCTCAGTTATTTTAAAATCATTCATACCCCTTAGTGCTTGGTCATAAATGGTATAATATATCGGGTCAAACCCGTTAGGCGTAGAAATTACGATAACTTTACCACCTGTAGAAAGTGACGCCATACATGCAGACCAAAAGTCATCATCAGCATCAATAAACGCAGCCTCGTCAAAAATAAGTATTGTTGGTGTATACCCACGAAGTGCATCTTTTGAGGTTGCAACTGCTTTAACTTCACAACCATTTGATAATTTAAAATGTCTTTGAGAATTTTTTTCGTTAGAATAAGATATCCCAAACCATGTAGGCCATTGGTCAATAAAACTTCTAACCTTATTAGCGAATTCTTGTGATGTATCTAATTTGTTTGCAATTATTAGTACCTTTTCAGGTTTTTTCTTAGACGCAGTAACCACTTTTTTTGATGCCCAAGCTGCGGTAACTGTAGATACACCGGCCTGTCTATACTTTAAGGCAATATTTTCCTCATAAGTATCATAATCATTAATTAATGTTTTTTGGTCTGAAAATAATTCTAAAGGTACGTACTGTGATTGTGTATTATCGTAGGTTTGTAGATAAGTTTTTAACGCGTAAGGGGTATCTTTTACACACCTAGCATATTCCAATAAAACTTGCTCTCTTGATAGTCCCATCTATACATAATAAGTTTTTTTTATGATAAAGAAATACCCAACCCGTCTAAAAGACCTGAAAGGTCATCATCATCGTCATCATCGTCATCGTCATACTGTGATATTGCATCTTCATAATCTTGAGACTTTAATTCTTCTATAATCTCATCCACCATTTTAGCTACAATTTTTTTACCATCATCAGAACCAGACATAATCATTTTAGCAACATCGAAAAATTCATCAGTAGTTAATGAAGAAAATCGTGAAAATAAATAATTTTGTATTTCTCTTAAATCGTCATCGTATAATTTTTCAGGATACGAAGCCATAAATTTTTCCCAAATTACTGGTCCTAATCGTAAATCCCATATTTCGTAAGGTAATGTATCTTGAGATGCCATAACCATATCCGCAGCTTTAGGGTCGTCAGGTAATCCTTGGGTACCTAAGACTTCGTAAACACCTTTTAGAAGTTCATGTATCAATATAGGAAAAAACAATCCTTTAGCCTTTATAGTTGGTGGGTCAGTAGTATCATCAACTTCTTCCTTACCTTCCATTCCTTGACCACTTTCAGCAGCTTTCATAACCATTTCATCTGGCATAATCCAGTATAATAAATCATTAACGGACATTAATACACCATATAAATTTAATAGTTTTGGGTCAAGTTTTTCTAACTCATCTTTAACTAAATGATACATGTAATGACCTTTTTTAGATGCTCCTTGAATTAAAGTGTTAATAAAACGTCTTTTAGCCTTTTCTAAGTCAAACTTTTCAAAAGCGGCCATAAAATTCTCTAAATCATCTTCCGCTTCATTTTCTTCAACACCAAACTGGTCTAAAACATCTTCGTCTTCAGGTTCTTCAGAATCCTTTCTCATTTTTGACATATCAATCTGACCTGGCATAGACGTTAATTCAACATCATATTGAAATGCATCATCAGGTAATGATAATTCTTTTTTAACGACATCAACAGCCAATTGCTCCAAATAACCTTCATTATTTGACTCAATCTGTTTTACTTGTTTAACGGCTTGCATCAACATACCCTGTAAATTCATTAACTGATTCTGAGTTACTTCATTTACACCTGTATATCTCTTAACTTTTTCAACTACATCACGAAATCTTTTTGACGCGACTAACTGTTCAAATGAATTATCGAATTCATCATTGTCTTTTCTAGGTAAACCTGGATTATCAGACATAGGTGTCTCACCCTTTTCTAATTTTGATTGAATTCCTTGGTCCATTCTTTCAGGACCATCATATTCGATTTGTTCTTTAATTTTTTTCTTCATCTTTGAATGATATATTTAGATTGTCAAATTTAAGAAAATCTGGTAAGTCTTTATCCTCCACCTTAGCTTTAGGTGCTGGTTTATGTTTCGGTTGGTAAGGATTTTTTCTCTTTGGTTTTGTACGAGTAGGTGTCTTCACAGGAGCTTCTTTAGTCCCAGGTCCTTGTTCAATAATATCCATTAAATCTTTTTTAGTCATAGAAGGTTTATTTACATCTTTTATCAAAGATACAATACTTTCTTCAATTTTTCTAATATTTTCTTTACGTTCCTTAATTTGTTTACCAACAGAACTAACACATGCATCAAATTTCTTCTCAGCGTTTTTCTTCCAAGTTTTTTTAGGTCCATACTTACCTTGTATACTATCCATACAAATGGCATACTCACTATCCTCTTCAAACATACCTAAAGTAGTCATAACAGGGCGTATA